CTCTTCATTGCTAACCGTCGTAAGATCAACTTCCTCTCCCGTTTCCTGGCTATAACGCTCTAGAAACTCCATCTCAGAGTCCCAGAAACGCTGCTGATCTTCAGGATTAAGAAAATCGCCATTAGCCAAGGAAACCCGTTCATAGTGCTCTCCAGTAAGAGCAGCTTTAAGAGGCCGCATACTGCTCTGCCTCATACCTTCTAGCAATTGACGCTCACTGGCCATGAAGGCTCCGATCTCGTCTTCGTACAACTCATCGCCTCGCCCACGAAGTTGAAGCTCGATATTCTCCCTAAGCACGCTTTCTCGTACATTGGATCTACCGAATGCCCCGCCCAAGCCAACTAGTCTCAAGCCCGCATTTCCGGCTAAAGAGTTACGATTACGTTGAGCCTGAACTTCCAGTTCCCATCGCTTATTAACTTCTACTTGAAGAGCGGCTTCTGCTTGCTGAGCAGCAAGAGCATCTTCAAGCCATGAAGCTACGTTGTCCAGATCCCCTCCACCAAACTGGCGTAACTCAGCCGGAGTAAACTCTAACCAAAAAGAAACAGGAATATCTCCCCTATGCTGATAATAAGCCTGCTCCAGAGCATCAGTGAATTCGCCCTTCTTGTTCTCAAAAGAACGCTGAGCCGTTTCAGCATTTACTTCATCTTGAAAAACCCGACGTTGCATATCGTACAAGCCCACAATGCTCTTAGGATCTTTGGCACTACGAATATATGCCTGTTCCTGCATAGCATCAACCCATCTAGGCCGCTTAGTAACGGTATTCTTGAGTTGCTTAGCTGTACCAATCTCGTCGCCAAGTTGCTTGCTTTTCTTGATTTGATCGGCTGCACTAATCTCGTCTTGGAAAATCTTAGGAAGCGCCATTAGATTGGCTCCCTGCTCATCCTCCGTAGTTCATTACGAGCAGCTTGACGAATTAAAGAGCTAGAAGACTCAGTAGCTAACACTCGCAACTTCTCTGCTCTAGAACCAAGCATCACGTCTGGCTGCTGATTCGGGCCAGCGCCCGCACCTACGGAAAGTCCGGTAGTCAGAGGCATGTTGGAATCTCCTTCAACCTCACCTGACAATAATGCGCCAAGTGGATCTTCCGGAATGGCCAAAGACCCCCCTCCTGCTACACCGGCTCCGGCGCTTCCTCCAGGTGCTCCATCACCAGGAAGAGCCTGAGCCAAACTTTCGTTAAAACCTTGACGATCTCCATAAGCCATGCTGCCCGGCTCTACCGCCCTAGAGATATCACGAGCGGTCATGTGATTTGCCTCGAATCCTGACCTAGAATCCCAGCCAGAGGCGGTAGATTCATGCCAGGCATTCCGCCACCAGGCGGAGCTTGTTCAGCACTACCGGGAATTCCTCCCCGAGCAAGAGACTCGGCCCCCTGTAGCACTGCCTCACCAGGATTCTGACCACCAGCCTCAGGCGCAGGCGGCGGAGCAAGTAAGGCTTCCACAAGTTCATCGAGGATAGACCCGATGTCTTTAGTGTCGTCATCAGAAAGCAAGTCAAGAGCTTTAGCAGCAAAGGTTGGATCTCCGCCCTGGGCCATAGCCAGCACACCTGCAACCACAGAATCTTGCATAGCTTCACGGAATAGTTGGACTTCCTCGGCATCAGGATCTACTAAGAACGGAAGCTGGTGTCGAGCCATTGAACGAGAAATCAGACCATTAGCCAAGTTCATATTCAACCGGACTTCGATGTTTGCCGGGTCAGAACCAGCACCGATACCGTAAGAGCAACTCACTTTCCAAGCTCCAGCCACATCTTTCTCAGGATTGTACTTCTCAGCAGGGCTAGTGTCTCTCTCATCTCCGATAATAGTCTTGTCTCCAGGACAGAACGTCTCATCCATTGCTAAAAGGTATCCATTAGCCTTACCGAAAAGAACCTCAAACTGCTTATGAGCCAAAGCTAGTCGAGCGTCCAATGCCCCCATCGAAGCATTAATACCTCGGGCAGAAATAATCGAAGCTCCCGGCTCACCCCCAAGCTGCTGTGGCCAAGCAGACTGTTGAGAAGCCTCATCGCCTAGCCTAGAAATCAAGTCCTTAACGTCGAAATGGGAAGTCGGCCCAAGCCGGTCAATCTTTCCTTCTGCGCTACGAAGTTGAACAACGGCCCCCGGCCCGAAATCTTCAGGATTGATTGCATCAAACGAAGTAATAGCAGGAAAGGCGTGCTCTTCGCTGCTCATAATAGTCATCAACATGAGACGGTGCATCGTCCGTAAGATGTGAATGCTCTGATCGAAGACACCCCGGCGCTGGCCGTCAAAAGTCGGACGTACCGCCTCCCAAGCAGGCACAAAACCCAGATCCCATTCCTCATCCACAAGGATAACTTGGCGGTTAGCCTTGCGACCATCTCGACTTACATCCACGATGGCGTAAATAACCCTATCTTTCGTGTACCAAAACCACTCTTCTACTTCCTCGTCGTGACCGTTTTTGAATAGATCCTTGTATGCAGGATACATCGCACCAAGCTCAATCTTGGTTAACTTACGAGCGATAAGAAGCTCGGTGATGTTACCTAGATTATCTTTCATCGCATAGGTATGACGAGGATCATACCTCATAAGGAAAGGGTTACGCTTTGCCGGATCAGATTCCTCGAAATTAACCCACGCCCCCACGGTAGCAGAGCCGGTCCCGGCATAGTCACCCCAAAGCAAAGCAGCCAATTCACTGGCATTACTAGACTCCCAAATTTCCAACAGTCTTCGCTGACGCTTGCGAGCCGATGCTTTTTCAACACGCCGATCTCGGGACTTGTTGATTGGGACAGAAATACTAGGAAGGACTGCACCCCCAATAGCAGTCCAGTGATTAATACCCATCTCAATTTTGTTAGCTACTGTGGGAGCCTCAGGCGTGCGAGATAGATCAGGCCATTCGGTATACCAATCACCAGTAGCGACGTGAGTGATCGTATCAATACGTTCTTTGTGGTCTCGGTGCTTTTGCACGAGCCAATCTCGACGGTCCCTAAGCTGCCCAAAATGGGAAGTAATAGTTACTGCCGAATCAATTGGATGGGGTCCAAGGTCTCGACTAGTCATTTATGCTCACTAGACTAACGACTTCCACGACGAGTTACAACTTCTGGCACGCCCCTGCGTCGTTTAATATCACTTTGAGACGGAAGAGGATCTTGAACCATCGACGCCCAGCCGTTAGCCAACCACAGTGCAATGGCCCCGTCCGACACATCAGAGTAAGGAAAGACCAATAAATCTTCAATCAGCGGGGCAAGCCTCGCCTCGTCGTCAACGCCTCCGTTTGCAAAAGCCATCAGCCCAGACCCGAACAGGCCTGCCATCGCAGCAATACCATACTCTTCATCCCACTTGTTGGTTCTCCCGTGACCACGACCTACGGTATGAGGATACTGTAAGATCGTACCATAAGCATCGGCTCTTGCTTGAAGAGCCTCGTCACCTTTGAGAGTCTTGACGAAGTTCTCTTCGATCACCGTCAACCCAATCTTGTTGTCAGGATGCCGCTCCCAAAACTCATACATCAGCTTGTTACGGACGCCAGTAGCCCCCAACGCCGATCCGGCATACAGGTCTACCACAGTACGAACCTTCGTGATTGGGTCCACGGCTAAAAGCAAAGCAAAGGCTCGACCAGTTGTAGCCGGGTCCACTCCCAGGACAAGGCGCTCGTGATCGAACACTCGGCCCAACGGGCGATGAGCACCTAGTTCCAAGGCGGAGTCGATATGTCGCTGACGGAAGATGGCTTCTTCTTCCTCTACATCCTCCTGCTGATAGACCAGCCGCCAACGCTGCGGAGACTTCTTGGTGATGGATTCTCGGATATCCCGGAGGCCCATCGTATAGCCGACAATATGCTCTTCGCCGTCAATCTCCAACACTTGGTCTTGCCCATCAAGGGTCCAGTATTCCGGCCAAGAGGGCCGCTCATCCTCGGTATACTCGTCAATAATGGCCGGGACGATAACCTCCCGGTACAAGCGATGGCTCTTCCACGCCTTGCGCCACTGTCCGTACAAATCCTGCGGCAGAAGGCGAGTGCCATTCACGATAGTCTGCCCCTTCTGGGCACGAGAGCGAGCCTCGGAGTCGAACCAGTTGTCAATGCGCTCCTTAGTGGTGGGAGAGACTTGGTTATCTTGAACCAGGGCGTCATCCAAGATCAGGTAATCTAGCCGGGTACCGTAAATCTGCTTGGCGATACCTAGGCCCTGAACGGTAGGA